TAGGGAAAGACGGAAAATATGAAGTTCTAGGTGAAGCTCCTAACAACCTTGTCTTATTAACAGATAAGGTTGGGGAGCTTTCTACTATAGAAAAAAGTGAAATAAAACGGTATAAAAAGAAGTTCTTAAAGCGAGAAGAAACTGGAACGGAATTGAAGAAGTCATTAGTGGTAGCTGGAAAACGAGTTTCTGCTACTGTTTATCTTGAAAGTACATTTAAGTGAGGTGTAAAACGTGGCTAAAGTTAAGCTAAGTCATAACCTAGATGACATCGAGTTAGAAGAAGTGTTGGAGAAAGCCTTAAAAGGGTTGCGGAAATCAGAGGACACGGATTCACCGTTGCCAGATAGTCATGCTGACGAGATACGAGGAGAAGCTTACAAACTGTTTGAAAAGTTATCTCGAAACATGCTAAAAGAAATAGAAACGGTTATAAAGAGGGAGGACTAACGTGGCTATTCTAAGTGAAAAACAATTAAAAGAAATCGCTGAAATAGTTGATAAACATGTGGGGGTTATGGTACACGCTATCTCTGGAGTGGGGAACGTTGATAAGCAACTCCTTAAAAAGTTGGGCATACCTGAAAATGCTACGACTCTAATAAAAAATGCCTATGTGTTAGGTAAGATTATACAGATGATGGGTGAAGATTCTGTTAAGCATATGACATACGATGATTTAAAAGATAAAGCAAAGCGTGTCGCTCTGACCAAAACAGAGCAGAACTCACTAGCTTACGCAGAGCAAAATGCCGCCCAATATGTAACGGCTCTAGGACATAAGATGTCTACAAATGTGACAACTAAGATTGTAGGAGCTAGTAAACAAGCCAACCTAATTGCTTTCCAACGAAATCTAATAAAGGATAAAGTGGCGGAAGCCATCTTGAACCGAGACACAAGAGGAAAGTTGGCAAGTGAACTTTACCACAGTCTAGAAGACTGGAACCGAGATTGGAAGCGAGTTGCCCACACGGAACTGTGGAACGCTAAACTTCAGGGGGAGGTTGTTTCTATACTCCAAGGTGACACTATTCATAAAAATACGAAGGGCGGTGAAACGCAAGTATTTAGACGACCAGCCCCAGATGCGTGTAAGCATTGTAAACGTCTTTACTTGGAAGCAGACGGGGTTACACCTAAAGTATTCGTACTCGCTGAACTAATTGGAAACGGTGACAACGTAGGGAAGAAAACCATCGACTGGCAACCAACTACGCATACTACACACCCTAACTGTACTTGTCCAATAGCCGTTTTGCCTGAAGGTTTTGGCTTTGATGAACTAGGAAATCTTGAATTTAAAGGGGATGAATAATAATGGCTAAAAAGATTAACCACATAAACTATGCTACTGCAGGAAAAATCTATTGTCGTAGTCGAGATAAAGTTGTAGACCTAGATGTGGAACAAATGCGAGATTACTGCTCTGAGTGTCCTTTCTTTAATGGAACTGCTCAAGGTCAAGGTGTAGAATGTCTTTGGGAAGATGTCAGAGAAGGAGTTCAAAACCCACACATCGTTACAAGAGGTAACATAGAACGACAATGGGTTATCACAGCAGAAGCTAAACACAAACGAGGTGATGAATGATGGCTGGTAAAAAGAATGGACTAGTGCCTATCAAGCGTTTAGTAGTTCGTAACGGTAAGACCTTCCAACAAACTGTTTACGTAAAACCTAAGCATGCTGATAAGGTAGACCATAGTAAACACGTAGAAATTCCGTCTTGGAACTTCAAAAACTCGAAAGACTTTGACGATGAGTTAAAACGTATTAACAAAATAGCTGACCGTTCCGAGCGAAAGATTTTGAAGGAACACCTTTTGGAACACGTTGAGCACGAGCTAGGACTTGACTATGGTAAAGTTCCGAACACTGAAAAGAACGCATTTGCTAGAAACTGTTTAAAAGCTTTCTCACTAGCTAAAAAGCATCTAGAGAATAATCCTCAGAAACCTAAACCGAAAGCTCCTGAGCCACCTTCTCAGCCTTCTCAGCCAGTAGGTAACCAAGGTGGAAAAGTAGCTCTAACAGTCACGAAGCAACCTAATGCTGGGAAATCTGATTATATAATGGAAAGACCTGCGTCAAAGGAGCTTGCTAAGAAAGTCGCTAATGAAATTGGTGACGCTAACCTAATTGAGAGCTTAAAGTCTGTTGGAATTACTTGGAATGAAGTTCCAGAAGCTGGTCCAAACCGTATGCGAGCTTTACGTGCATTAGCTAGTTTCATTCGTAGAGGTGGAGAGCTTGGTGTAGGAAAAGTACAAGAGAAAGAAAAAGAGAAAGAACAAGAGGAAGCTCCAAAGCTAGTTATCGAAGACAAGGACAAACCACTTAATAAAGAATCAGCATACGAAAAGGATTCTATTCAGTACGACTATGAAAAAGCTCCTTTCCACCATAAGCTTATTGGGTTAGCTACTGGGATTTTACCTACAGATGAGAAAACAGCCAATTATCTAGAAAAGCTTGTGAAGAGCGGAAAAATGGGTGTAAACGTAGGTGAGCAAGTTCCGTATGACGTGAACGATGCGAATAGCTATAAAGAACATATTGACGTGGGATTACCGAAAGCTTTGGATGATGAGCTTACTAAGTTTAGCACTAATGCGGAGAGTGGTGTCTTTAATAGTGCCCCTGCTCAGTATATTATGGATAAAGAAGGCAAGATGTTCGAGGGTACTGAGTACGAAGCTAAATATAAAGAAGTAAAAAACATATACTACAAGATTAATAAAAAGCACAATATGCACACCGCAAGGGAAGGTACTGCTCCGATAGAAGCATGTTTGAAAATTCTCGATGTATTAGATAGCTTTTCACCTTCTTGGGAGAAAGAAAGTGGAGTACAGCTATACGAAAACATTGCTAATACACTAACTAACGCAAGCAGTAAAGAAGAAGTAAATAAACTGTGGGATGCATTAGATGTAGAGAAATGGCTAACTAAAGATGTTCTTGTAAACGATGTTGTAGAAGTTCACTCTACTGGTGCAAACTTACTAGCCTTTGCTTCTACCAATAGTTCTCCTTATCATTTTATAACTAAAATAGTGGAGAAAGTTGACCCTAGCTCCAAAGGAAAAATAAATCACGCAGACTTTGCACAAAAAGTAAAAGCTGGTGAAATCTCTAAGAAAGATGTTCTTGATGCAATAGCTTCTCAACTTAATAAAGAGAAAACGTTCCTAGCTTCTACAGCTCCTATGGGTAAAAAGATTGAAGATACTTGGCATAATGGAGGAGTAGGACACTTTAAATCAGCGATTAAAAACGGAGAGATTGACAAAGCTAAGTTTAAGAAAGATATGAACGAAACACTTGCTGACTTTGCAGAACTAAGTACGCCAGAAGCTCAACATATCCTATTTAACATTCATTTCTCACACCGTATCTCTATGTTCAAGCATGCTAAGAAGTCTGTTAAAATGCCCGCAGTTATGTCTCCAATTGGTATCGAAGAACTTAACTCGAATAAGACTCTTGAAGCCATTGTTAAGATTCATACTGGTGCTGTCCGTAAGTCTTCTGAAAAGGCAAAAGCTAAGTTCTTAAAGGATAACGCTGAAGTGGGTATTAAGAAAGAAAAAGAAGCTGTAAGTACATTAGATTCCACTCTTTTCGCAAATAAAGTTATGGAAGCACTTAATAGTGGAAAGAGCATCGCTGACATCAGTAAGTTCGACCTTCCTGGTGCTGATGTAATTAATACTGCTATTAAGAGTTCTCTTGCATCGGTCTCAGAGCAAGAAGCTAAGAAAGTCGAAGAAAAAATTCAAGAATCGCACTCTAGTGTACACTACGAGTTTAAGCAAAAAGTTCATGGAGTTTACCGCATTAAACGTAACGCTTCAGAAGAAGCTTACCAAAACTGGAAAGGTAGTGCCGATACTAACGATGGTAAAGGTGAAACAGGATTCTACTACCACGGAACTTCTTTTGGAACTGCTCAAAAAGTTCTTGGTGAGTCAGGCGGATTTAAAGTATTTAAAGGTGGAAGCAAAATCAAAGTTGGTTCGATGTTAGGCTATGGAGTTTACTTGGCTAAACACTCATCTAAATCATCTTTGTACGTTGGCGATGGATACATGAGCGGAAATCGAGGAGTCATGTTCTTGTGTAAAGCTTCGCTAGGAAATACTGTAACTACTTCAAAGAAAGGTTTAGAGCATAACCAGCCATATATGGACAAACCAGACGTTGATACAGTGTTTATGGATAAGCCTCACGTATTAAATCCTGAGTGGGCGGTTAAAAGAGCTGAGCAGGCAGTACCGAGATTATGGATAGATGTAGAACGTGTTTATAAATAAGGAGGAATGCAACCTATGGGTTTAATGAACAGATTATCTAAAGCCTACCATGTACTTTCTGGAAGCGATTATGCTCCGCAGTTGGATGTGGACGTAGAAAAATCAGAACCTAGTCGTGATATGAAGGCTCTAGTTGAAGACCCAATTGGAGTTCTTACCGCTATGGGATATAAAGATAAGCCTTACAGTTTATCTTATGACATATTAAGACGAATGGCTTCAAAGAATGCCGTTATTGCGGCAATTATCACTACTCGTGTAAACCAGGTGTCATCGTTTACAGTACCAGCACGCTTTAGTCGTGCTGGTATCGGTTATGAGATTCGATTGCGTGACCCTTCTGAAACTCCAAATAAACAGGATAAGGAAGTAATCACATCAATCGAGAAGTTCCTAGAGAATACTGGTTATGACAACAGTAATGACCGTGACGACTTTGACACGTTTATACGAAAGATTGTACGTGACCGATTAACTTATGACCAAGTTGCTTTCGAGATAGTTCCAGATAGAAAAGGCAGACCAGCAGAGTTTTATGCTATTGATGCTTCAACTATTCGTATTGCTAACGAGGAACTTAAACCAGAATTTGACCCTAACATAAATAAAAACGATGAAATAAAGTATGTACAAGTTATAAACGGAAGCATTCAAGCCTACTTTACGTCAGCGGAACTAGCTTTTGGTACAGCTAACCCTAGAACGGATATTTACGTGGCTGGATACGGCTACAGCGAGCTAGAAATGCTTATTCAACAGATTACGTCACACTTATGGGCAGAAGAGTATAACAGCCGTTTCTTCAGTCAAGGGGGTACAACTAAAGGTATTCTTAACCTTAAAGGAAACGCAAACGCTCCGATAAGTCCACACCAGCTTAATTCCTTTAAACGTCAGTGGCTTTCGCAAGTTTCTGGAATGACTGGAGCTTGGAAAACTCCTGTGGTGTCGGTAGATGGATTGGAATACATTAACGTTTCACAGTCTAACCGAGAAATGGAATTTGAGAAGTGGATGAACTACTTAATCAATATCGCTTGTGCCGTGTTCCAAATTGACCCTTCAGAAATTAACTTTCCAAACCGAGGAGGAAGCGGTGGCTCAGGTGGCGGTGGTCTAGGTGACGGGGGTATTGAGGACAGATTAAAACACTCTAAAGATAAAGGGTTACGACCTTTATTGCGTTATGTAGAGAGTTTAGTCAATAAGTATCTAGTATCTAAGTTTGACGAAAGATATGTGTTCTCTTTCGTAGGACTTGACCAAAAGTCTGAAAAAGAAATTGTAGAACTCCAGGCACAACGAGTTAAAGTTTACAAAACTGTTAATGAGATTCGTAGTGAAGAAGGGTTGAAACCACTAGAAGGTGGAGACATTATCCTAGACCCAACTTATATTCAGTATCTAGGACAACAGCAACAAGCGGAAATGATGTCAGGCGGTATGGGTGGTGACGATGATGACGACATCCCAGATGACCAGGACGAAGAAGACATTGAGGAAGATAACGACCAAGATACTGGTGACGACTCCGATGACGATGATGACGATGATGACAGCACTTTCGACTGGGATGACGATGAGGAAGAAGAAGACGAGGAAGATGATGAAACAAAGAAATCTTTACCTATCGACTTCCAGAAATCTGACGTAAAATTCATAACAATAGAAATTGATTGATAAAAATAAAAGTATAAGAGATTCTCACATATATTGTATTCTGAATTTGGGATGACACACTACTACGAAGGTGGTGAGGTAATATGGGTGACCTCTTTAAGTTCTTCCTAGCAGCTGATGTCATTAAGTCCGAAGGGAACGGTGGACGAAGAATTATCCAAGGATATGCTTCTTCACCGAATGAAGATAGACAAGGCGAAAGCATGGTACAACATGGTATGGATATATCCGACTTTGTGAACCACGGTTGGTTAAACTACGACCACGACAATTCAGTTATCCTTGGTTATCCAACGGAGAATACTCGCATAGACGATAAAGGACTTTGGGTAGAAGGAGAATTGCTGAAAGGCGTGCCGATGGCTGACAAACTGTGGGACTTGGCTTTAGCTTTAAAGAAATCTAATGCCCCAAGGAAGTTAGGCTTTTCTGTAGAAGGTAAAGTGCTGGAGCGTAAAGGTAACACGATTACTAAAGCAAAGATTTATAATTGTGCTTTAACTCCAAACCCTGTCAACACCGATGCGAGTTGGGAAGCTGTCGTAAAATCGTTTCGACCTGATGCCGATATTGAAGTTGTTAAGTCTTTAGAGGCAGGTTATGCGAATACTCCAGAAACCCAAGTCAACGGTGGAGCCTTTAGACAAGAAAGTTTAGACGGTGACATTAAGCGACTAGCAGAAAACTTAGACAATCATGACTTCTGGACTAAGGTTAGAACTAACCTAGCCAACGGTGGTACTTGCTCCACCAACGATATGGTTGTATACTTACAACTATCTAAAGGGTTATCGAGAAAGCAAGCCAACGATGTCCTAAGCAAGTTTTAATTCTATTTTGGAGGTGTAAAGGATGCCGATTAATGAAAAATTAGCGAAGTCATTAGACGAAATTGATGCATTAGCGGAAGACATCTTATCAAAGTCTGTTGAAACTACTCCTGAAGAAGAAGTTGACACAGAAGAAATTGCTAAGAGCGAAGAAGCTACTGTGACAGAAGATGATGACGAAATCGAAAAAGGTATCAAAGCTGACGATGTATCCGAAGATGGAGAAAAGGATGCTGACAAGGGCGATGATAACGATGATGAAGAGAAAGACGAAAAAGAAGATGAGGACGAAGACGAAGAAACTAAAAAATCTTTCGTTGACGAATTATCTGAAAATGACACTATCTCTAAATCTATCGAAGTATCTGACTTCCTAGCTGAGTTTACTCGTGCTCATGGAAGTGTAATTGATTCCCTTCGAGGAGACATTAATAAGTCTTTAGAAACTTCTACGCATACTGCAACTATCCTAGCTAAATCTTTTGGAGCTATTATGAAGTCTCAAGAAGGTTTAACTAATCTAGTTAAGTCTCAAGCTTCTCAATTAGGTGAAGCTCAAAACTTAATTAAATCTTTACAAGAACGTTTGGATTCAGTAGAACGCCAACCAGTTCAACGTAAAGCGGTAGTAAACACCGTAGAAAAATCATTTAACCACAGCGCAGGTATTTCTTCTGTTACAGAAGAAACTGGTCAATTAAGTAAATCTGAAAAGATTGCTCAATTAACTCAGTTCGCTATGGAAGGAAAACATGGAGTAACTGTCAACGACGTTGTTACTTATGAATCCGCTGGTACTTTGCGACCAGAGCTAGAAACTATTTTTACTAAATAAAAGATAACTTTCGGAGGTGCTTAGCATGGAAATGACAAACGGTTTCGGTATGTCCACTGGACAAGAATTAGACAACCTTAATAAAGCTTTAACTGCTGGTTACGCAACTAGCCCAGATACTCAGCAAAACGGTGGAGCTTTCCGAGTAGAAAGCTTGGATAACTCTCTAAAGGTTTTGACTTTTACTGACCAACACGTAAAGTTCTGGAAGAAAATTCCAAAAACTAAAGCGTTCAATACTGTAGAAGAATACAACCAACTACTAAGCTATGGTTCTGAAGGTGGTGGCTTCTTGTCTGAAGGTGAACTACCTGATACTCAAGATTCTACTTACCAACGTAAAGCAAGCTTCGTTAAATTCTTAGGGGTTACTCGTGAAGTGACACACCCTATGACTTTAGTGAACTCTGCTCATGGCGATGTAATGAGCCGTATGAACCAAGATGGTATCCTATGGATGATGAAAAAGCTAGAAAACGGCTTGTTCTGGGGTAACTCTAAACTAGCTCCTGGTGGTAACGAATATGTAGAGTTCGATGGTCTGGATAACATGATTGCTCCAGAAAATACTATCGACCTTGCTGGTTCTCACCTAGAAGAAAAACACGTAAACTGGGGCGCACAAATGATTATCGAGAACTATGGTATTCCTACTGACTTGTTCTTACCATTTGAAGTTATGGCTCAGTTCTCTCAAGAGTTCTTCCCTAAAGAGCGTGTTATTATGCCTACAACTGAAGGCTACCAAGCTGGTGTTGTAGTAGATAAATTCCAAACTCATGGTGGCCCAGTTAACTTCGAGCCAAACATCTTCTTGAAGAAAACTAAGCTATTATCACCACAAGCTTCTTCAACTAAAGCACCTGCTCAACCAGCTACTGTAACAGCTGAAGTAACAGGTACTGGTGAGTTCCATAAGTCTGGTAAAGGTACTTACGTTTACTATGTAACAGCTTCTAACCGTCATGGTGAATCTGCTGGAACTAAAGTTTCTGCTAACGTAGTTATTGATGCTGGTGACTTGAACAAAGGTGTAACACTAACAATTAAAAATGCGGCAACTTCTGTTTACCCAGTAGACTACTTCACAGTATATCGTACTGAAGCAGATGGAACAAACGCTTATGCGATTAAACGTGTTGCGGCATCTAGTGCAGCTGCTTCATCTACAACTACTTTCGTGGATACTAACGAAATCATGCCTAACACATATACTGCCTTCATGGGTGAAATGAACGAACAAGTTCTAGCGTTCAAACAACTAGCTCCTATGATGAAAATGGACTTGGCTACACTGTCTCCTTCTTACCGATGGATGATTCTGTTGTATGGCGTACCCGTGCTTTATGCACCCAAGAAATGGATGCGTTTCCGCAATATCAAGGCAGAGCTGTACAATAACGCTTAATTGGTTGACAAACCATAAAATAATAACAACCACTAAAAGGGGTGTTGGGGTGTATTCCCTGACACCTCTTTTTCACTAAGAGAGGGGAAATTACCATGAGTAAACTTAAAAACGAAAAATACGCTGGACAACAATTAGTGTCTTCTTTTGGTATTTTAGAATTTAATGCTGAAGGAATTTTAGTTGAGCCTAAAGATTTACCTGAAGAAGCGGTTAAAAGCCTTGCTACGTTAAAAGGCTTTGAAGCCATTGTAGAGGAAAAGAAAGTAACGAAAGCAGAAGAGCCTAAAGAAGAAGCTAAAGCTCCTGAGAAAGCTCCTGAAGAAGCTGAGAAGCCTAAACGCAGTTCTCGTAGAAATAAAACTGAGGAATAATCACTTTGGGAGTATATTTTCTATATACAAGGGGGTGCTTTCATGTCAATAAACTTCGATATTAAAGAAATGCAAAACCGTATCATATTCGGTATTCCACTATATGATACACAAGGGAATCCTTTCCCAGACGAACTATTACAGTCGTATCTTGATTCCTCTATCGCTTGGGCTGAGCAAACGCTTAATATCGTTATTCAACCACGTGAGGAAGAAGAACACCACGACTACATTGTTTCCGACTATATGAACTGGAACTTTATTAAGACATTTAAGAAACCCATTTTAGATGTTGAGTCTCTAGAAATGTGGTACGGAGATAGAAAGATGATGAGCATTCCGAAAGAGTGGCTAAAAATCGACCACTTATCAGGGCATCTCCAAATCTTCCCTGTCTCTGGTATATCTGGAGGTATTATTATAAACTCCGCTGGAGGAATCTATCAGCCGTTAATCAATGGTCAAATCGGTTACGCTCCGCAGATGTGGAAGGTAAAATATACAGCTGGTATGACAGAACAGGAAGAAAAGCAAATTGTTCGTACTAACAACCTACACCCTACTCTTAAAGATTTAATCTATCGTAAAACCGCTATGGGGGTAATGGGAGTTTGGGGTGACTTAATCATCGGTGCGGGTATCGCTAACCAATCTGTTGGTATTGACGGATTAAGTCAATCTATTGGTACTACACAGTCAGCTATGTTCGGTGGTGCGTCTTCTCGTATTAAACAATTACAAGAAGACATCGACAACATGCTTCCAGCCTTACGTTCGTACTATGGTGGTATAGATATGGTGGTGGTCTAATGGCTAACGATAGAAATATGTGGGCATGGACTAACTTTGCTCGTATCGACTTAAAGCCTGAAGAGTTTGATAGAGCGATATTCCAGAAGGGAGCTAGAATTATTTGGGAGAAAGCTATGCTGTGCTCTTGTATAGACGAGTTTTCTGGTCAACCAGATTTTAACTGCACCTCATGTAAAGGAAAATCTTTTGTTTACTTCGACCCAATCGAAACTCGTGCGGTTGTGTCAGGAATAGGCGGAGATAACCAGAATATTCCAATCGGACTAATAGACGTGGGCACAGCTTACTTAACTACTCAATCTACTGACCCAGTTAACTTCCGAGATAGAATAACCTTTCCTGATATGACTACAGCTTATTCCCAAGTTTTAAAATACGAGGGTGAGTCTGTCGAGCTTAAATATACAGCTAAAGACCTTCTTTCTATAAGGGTACTTGGGACAGAAATTCCAAAGGAATCGTACTCTTTGTCAGAAGATGGTACGAAAATCGAGTTTGAACCTGGTGTTCTAGCTTATGGAGATAAGTTTTCTGTCTTACTTCGTATAAATCCTGTGTATATTGTTATAGATATGCCCCACGACCTTCGAGGAACTTTCGTTGTATTTGGTAAACCTGAAGAGGAATGGGTTACCCTTCCTAAACAGCTAATCATTAAGCGTGAAGATTTAATGCCACTAAAGCGTGGTGACATCTAATGAGTAGAGAAATACGACTAGAGATGCCAAAAGGTTGGTCAGGGGTTTTGGCTTCGCAGATAGAATCAGCGGCACAGAACGCTGTTTCTTCTGCTTTAATGGCAACAAAATCTTATTGGGAACAAGAAGCCCAAAAGAGATTAACGACTACTAGAAGCGACTACCTTCTAGGACTTTCTGCTGATAACTCTATGGAGTACCCAGATTCATTTACTGGTATCCTAACGTTACGAGGAAAATGGCCAAACATGTTGGAAGAAGGTTTTCCTTCCTACGATATGAAAACTGGGTTCCAAAACGGAAAACGAGTTAAGCAAAAGAAAGATGGCGGTTGGTATATGACCGTTCCGTTTAGACATAGAACTCCTGGAACTGCAGGTTCTGCCGTAGGTGGAAAGTCTATGCCTGAAGATATTTACTCACAAGCCAGAGTTCTAGCCAGCGGTAAACGTTTAACTGGAACAGAAAAGCAGTATCCTCCGCAGACTTCTCACACTGGATATCAACATAAGAATGGTATTTACGAGGGAATGAAGAAAGTTACGAAAACTTATGAAAAAGC